CCATTGACTAACATGTTTGTTATCGTCTTAGTCAACCCATTTTCTATGGTACTATCATATGTTTCAGATGTAATAGGTAAAGAATCAATAAAATCAGTTAAATTCATAGCATTTTTACAATGCTCATTCAAAAACATTTGAATGTTGAATTGGTTATTTGTTGTATTATGACTATTTGTATGGATTTGATTTCCGATTTGAGGCATGACTTCTATCATCTTTTCCATAACATCCTGATTTTTCAATAGTATTTTGATCATGAGTTCCTTGTCTATCTCAATATGATTTGTATTATTGTTCTTTTTATCATCATTTTCAGGAGATCCTTTAACTGCCGCGCATGTCTTTTTATGATACCATAAACTGTTTCTGGCAGAATATTCTTTACCACATTCACACTTTAACATGGTTTGGGGATTTTTGGGGATTTCTTGTTCTATTTTGTTCAAAAATGTTCTATTTTGGTGTTTCAGTGTCAATATGTGTTTTTTATAGTCTTTGATATTACATGTATTATAGTAACATAAACAACAACCGTATTTTTGTGGGGATTTTATGGGAGAAATCATTCTATATTGTTCTATATATATAGAACAGAAAAATCCCCTAAATCCTTTTACATAAAATATATTAAAATACTTTTTTTTTACAATCACAAATTTTCCGGTTACAAAAACGGTTCCTTACCTTTATGCTCTCATGTCATTTTTCACCACTTTTTAAATTCAAAATCCTATTTTCAAAAAACAACACAAAAACCTTGTGTGTAATTTTAAAAATTGAAAAATAGAATTGAAAAACATGAAAATGTAATTTACCTACATCCATCTAATACAGTGCCTTTTTTTAGTCAAAAACTCTTCCCTACATCATGTAGTGGCTCTACTACATCATCTAATGAACCTTTATATTAAATATATAAAAAAAATCCCCTACATATCAAGGGGAAATCATTATTTTTATCCTCTATATTTCCGAAATCCATATTTCAGGTATACTATCGACGAAAAACGGCGATAAAATACAATACAGGCATTTGAATTTTTCAAACACTCGAACTGTAAAATAATTATAGTATAATATATATATATTATACCAAATGAGTAGTTGTAACACAAAAATGACATTGGCTGATAAAGAACTCGCTAATTTAAGAGCTGCGGTAGATATAGTCGAGAAAAAAAAAGGTAGAAAAACCCTAAGTGATCCTGATGTTAAAAGGATCATCTCCATCTTAGAAGATTTTTTAAAGAAGAAACGGCTGGTATGTTATGGCGGTACTGCTATCAATAATATTCTTCCTTTAGAAGATCAATTCTACGATAAAAATATTGAAATTCCAGATTACGATTTCTATTCACCTGACGCATTAAATGACGCAACGGAATTAGCGGATATTTATTACAATGCTGGGTTTCAGGAAGTAGAAGCAAAATCTGGCGTTCATCATGGTACATATAAAGTATTTGTAAATTTTATACCAGTAGCGGATATCACAATATTGGAAAACGCGTTATTTAAACGTTTACAAAAGGACTCGATTCGTGTATATGGTATATTATATTGCCCACCCAACTTTCTAAGGATGAATATGTACCTTGAGTTATCTAGACCGGATGGTGATATAAGTCGATGGGAGAAGGTTCTAAAAAGACTAATACTACTAAACAAAAATTATCCATTGCGTGGTAAACATTGTGATCCGAAATTATTTCAACGCGAATTTGAAAAAAAGGATTACAAGGGACAAGAACAATTGTATTATATTGTCCGCGACTCATTTATAGATCAAGGACTAGTGTTTTTTGGAGGTTTTGCTAGTTTTTTATATTCTAGTTATATGCCGTCAAAGCAGAAGAAGCTTTTTAAAAAAACACCGGATTTTGACGTATTGGCAGAAGAACCCGAACAGGCAGCAGCCATGCTAAAAGAAAGATTAGAAGATTTTAATTATAAAGGAATTGAAATAATTAAACGGGATGGTGTTGGCGAAATCATAGCACCCCACTACGAAATCAAGATAAAAATAGATAATGTTGTCGAAACGATTGCGTTTATATATAAACCATTGGCATGTCACAGTTATAATATTGTAAACAGAAATAATAAGAATATTCGTGTGGCAACAATAGATACCATGTTGAGCTTTTATTTCGCCTTTTATTTTAGTAATCGCGACTATTACGATGAAAACAGAATTTTATGTATGGCACAATATTTGTTTGATGTTCAGCAAAAAAACAGACTAGAACAAAAAGGCATTTTAAAGCGTTTTACTATAAATTGTTATGGTGTCCAGGAAACTCTGGAAGACATGAGAAATATTAAGGCCGATAAATATAAAGAATTAAAAAATAATCGAAATAGTTTGGATTATGAATCCTGGTTCTTAAGGTATATTCCTTATGAAATAATCCAAGACAAAGAAGCCAAAAAAATGAGCAACAAGACGAAAAATACGAAAAAGAAACCACTGGTCAAAAAAAATGCTACACGCAGTAAAAAAAGTAAAAAAGGTACTAAAAGTAAAAACATCCTTGATCTAATAACTGGACTATAACCGGACAGTCTATATACTTATGTACATGATGATGTCACGCCATAAATTTTTAAATATAGATATATTTTTTTGAACAATAGGAACATTCTTCCATTTGTTTGGTATTACATAGTCTAGTTGAAGACCTATACCCAACGCATAAATTAAAAAGGTATATATACTCTCTCGCATACGAAATAATATAATGTCAATAACTCCCCAGTCGTTAACATAGCTACACAAATTATTCGGTGTATTGGTGTTAAAGAAATTGTGCGCATCCATTACACCTTCAAAGACCCTTGGATAAATATTGATTTCGTTTTTTATATATAACATTTTCAGTATCTTATCCCAACTTTGTAAATTTATAAACAGTATTTTCCGGTTGCCTTGTTCTTTTTTCTTAAACATATATGGGAACGCTCCATCTATACATCCGTCGCCATCAGTTAGATTTCGATCTATTATGTAGGGTACATATATTGACTTCAATACACAATCTAACAAGTCTTGTTTGGACTTGTAAGTTTTCCTTATAATTTGTTTTCCTTTTATAGTATCGAAATAGGTCAAGTAAAAACGCCGATTTAGTTTACTTATATCATTATCATCTATAATCTCACTCAACCGGCGTGTTAGTACGACTATAAATTTTTTCAAATCTTGATGTTTACGCAAATATTTATACGCGTCCTTAAAAACACATAGTGCCAGGTCAAGTTTATTTAGAATGAAAACAAGTCCTAATACCGATCCAATACTACATCCAGACACCCGTTTTATTCGTAATTTCTCTCTGTTCTCTAGTTCCTTCAAGTAAAATAGACTTCCGATCATGTATAACCCATTAAAAGCGCCCCCATCAAGTACTAGGTCTATCTCAGACGGTATATTCGATTTTGGTATATTTTCTATAAGGCTTGTTATTAGAGTATTTAACATGATAATATATTATAGATCTAATGTTAGTTAATAATATATTTCTATTATATTTACTCATACATATGGAGCGTCCTTCATGGCAAGATTATTTCAAGAAAATAGCAGAATATACGGCCGAACGGTCACCTTGTAATAGATTAAAGGTGGGTTGTTTGTTAATAAAGGATAATCGCATTATATCTCAAGGTTATAATGGATTTTTACCGGGGGCGCCGCACGAATCCATGGTAGTAAATAATCATGAACAAGCTACAGTACATGCCGAACAAAATGCGATTACAGATTGTGCTAAAAGAGGAGTTAGTACAAACGAATGTGATGCGTACATTACTCATTATCCATGTGTAAATTGTATGAAAATGTTATGCGCATCCGGAATAAAAAATGTATATTACATTCACGATTATAATAACGATCCGTTAGTTGAATATTTTAGTAAAATATCACATATACAGCATTTTTGTCAAATATGATCAAAACAAGACAAGACAAGACAAGACAAGACAAGACAAGACAAGACAAGACAAGACAAGACAAGACAAGACATAATATTTTTGTGATATTAGTTTTCAGCATACATACTTTTTTCGTATTTTTGTATGATATGCTCTTCTAGTTTATTTAACCGAATCTCATACATGTCTATTTTTTCCATGTCTGTCATATTATTTTCTAATTTCGATATCATGTGTTCTAATATTTGAACATCAAATATATTTACTGGCTGGTCCGTACAATTGTTATCAGACCGTTTTAATCTAGGTGGCTTTAACAATATACCCTTATCTATCTCCATGAATGCTAATCGATACATTTTATCATACAACCTATTTATTTTATCGATCTTTATTTCTTCAGCATCATTACAGTAGGTTAATACTAGTGGTGTATTTCCTGACACATTACTATTAGTTATATTCGCAGTAGTCTTATTACTATTATTTGTTTTTTTAATATTGTTGTGTTTGGCAATTACCCGATTAAACTCTAGAATGCTATTCATTGTAATAATATATATATATTATTACAATTTACTATAATTGAATTGATCAATTTTATTCAGAAACATTAGCAAAGGTCTCATGTAATGTATCCCATTCTTCTGGCGATCTTAAATAGTATTGACATTTGAATAATAAATTATTAAACTCATCAATAGATAATTTGAAACAACACAATTCACAGGACATGAGGTATACTTTAATATCATCATCATTGTTTGTAATAAACCGATCACATGTTTTGGTATAATCTCTAACAAAATCACTACATTCAATATTTTGTAAAATAACTAGAGTATCTGATATTTGTTTGTATTCACTATATTCCATAAATTCTACTTATACACTATTGAGAAAAATATAATCATTTACAACATTTTTATTTTTACTCTTCAAATCTAAATATGTTGTAAATGATTCAAAGTTTTTGAAATGACATAGTAGAGTATACCAAAAGACAAACTATTTAATATATAACCGGTTAAATTGGGATTACCATCTTTGTTAAACAATGAGGGCAATAAGGTTAATGTCTTACCCTTGACTGCCGGTAATTGAAATATAAAGTATAATAGTCCAATGATAATAGGTATCTGAAATTCATCATATAATATTTCTAGCGAATCCCTAGAATTTTTATTATTTATTCGTCTAGATAAAATATCTTGTTCGGTATCACTAGTTTGAATGTAATCTTGTTGTTCATGTTGTTCCGGTTGAGGTACATAATTAGGCTTCAATTGTTCATCCGCATAATGAGCCGTGCTAGTCGGTATATTTCGTGACGGCAATGTGGTTGCTCCACTAGCGCTTGCTTGCTGAATACCAGATACAAATTCATTCATTAATTTTTGTTCGTCTAGATCTGGGTGTGCGGATTGTTTTGAGGATGAAATACCACCAGATTGTTTATTTTCAATGGATGGGTTGTATTGTCCGACTCCTTCAGTCGTCTGAAGAACTATGTTTTGAGATCCACTGGATACAGGTTCGAGTGGTAGATCAGCTAAATTAGTAGTGTCGCTCATATCTAATATACTAAGTATATTCCTAGAATTCAATCTTTACGCAAAATCTACACTTCTTTTAGTATTACTACAACTAGTCGAACTCATTTCATATTGAAAACATTTGTCGTTATATTTATACTTCTTTTTTTTTATATCTTCTAAACTGGGTGCTTTAAACATGATACAATTTTTTCCTTCACATGATCGCCTAAATAGCGTTGCCAAACCGAGTCCTAGTAATATTGAAATAATCACCTTTCCGGATTCTGTCTGAAAAAATCGTTTTAGTTCCATTATACAATGTATTTAGATTTGAATTGGAATTACTTCCGCATCATTAGAACATTTTACAATATTTTGTTTTAAATGAAAGCAGTTGCCAATGTTATCTTTAAACTGGAATACACCTTCGTTATCTGGTGTCTGATATACTATTATCTCTTTACGGGTAGGATCTGAAATGAATATATAAAGTAGACCAAAAAGTAAACTAGCTAAAAACACAGGTATATTTATAATAGACATGATATTCTTTATACACTATTGATAGATTAAATCTTCAAGCGTGTATACATGTGTATTGGTAGGTCGTTATGTGATACTAACATGTCTAATGTAATAGTATTTTTACCATGAGCTGGATCAACTCATAATAAATGATAATACTTTGGGTTCATCGAATGTATAAACAAGTTCTTTCATAGTATATATTTTTCTCTTCAAGCAATATGTATTATCCCTTTCATTATACTCAATGGCCTGATATTTATACTTTAGATCTCGCAACTCCATCAATAATGGTTCCAACTCAGTTCGATAGAGAGAAATTACATCCTTAATCAATTGAACATTGTTGGTTTCATCAAATTCCTTTATAGTAGTCTTAATCATATCAACCTTGTTATAAAATATATACATTTTAGAAGTAATATCAGCCTTGTTCTTTAAATTAGATATAGTAGCAATATACTCTGTTTTATACTTGACCAATGCCGATAAATTTGTAGTAATTTCATCCTTCAACTTTTTAAACGTCTCTAATACTACAGTTTCAGTTTTATAATTAAATAACAAGTCTAGTTTAATCTGAATAATATCATCTTTATTTTCTAAAACACTACTATCATATGTATCTAATAGGTAGTCTAAAAATATATATTTTCCACGGTTTATCTTAATATTTAAATTACACTGATTGGTTGTACTACCACACGAAGCCATTAAAACACCATCTTTAATTGAAAAGTTAGTCCCGACTGGTTTTTTACATCCAATACAAGGGAGCTTCATTTTATCCAAAGCAGTACGTTTTTGTCGGAATGTTTTGAGATTATCATCTTTTAATATGTTATTAATCTGTGCCTGTTTTTTTGTGTCATATTCATTTTTTAACTTGTAATACTCATTTAATGCTTCTAAAAAATCCATGACTTCTATAGACCCGTGAGAAATAAAAATGGTATAAACAAATGTATAGTCATGTAATCTACCAATCTACCAATCTATCAATCTACCAATCTACCAATCTACCAATCTACCTTAGGATTTTTCTATCATACATTTGGATTTCAGGATTATTTTGCCAGGATGATAAATCAGTTAAAAGGTGAACATTTTCTTGGCTTTTTCGATAATCTTGCATAAACCTTAATTTATTTAATATATATTCTTTTTCTTGGGCGTGTATCTGTTGTTGAAGCAACTTATCATTTTTCCTTTTATATTTCAAATATAGGGTTACACCTACAATAATAGCAAAAGTCAATAACAACCCTAAATTATATAAAAAATTGTAATATTTTGTTTTTATTAAATGACATTGTTCTAACGATGCTGATAAAAAATATTTAACTCCGGGTTCGATTAATCGTGGACGAGTATTGTGTAATAACTCCATTAAAATATAGCCTTATAATTTCAAAATAATTTATACCTATTATTTATATGGCATCATCAAATCCTACATCATCGATTATATTTTTTTTACTGTTAACTTTAGGTTATTCCATATTCAAATATTATACAACATCGCCTAGTATGATAAAAATGTGGAGTGTTATTTATTTTTTGATATTAATAACTGTACAATTTTTTATTAATTTGGGTGTAACTACAAATATATGTGGATTTTCTCAATATGGTATAGCACTAACGACGACATTAATACCATGGATATTTATATA